AAGGCTGGTATCAATAAGCTAAGAAATATTCTTGCTAGCAATTTTGGTGGCGGTACTATGGATTTGGTTTGGGGGCCAGAGATTAATTTTCAAGAATCAAATACTCAAATATACCGATTTTTAGGGTCTGAGAAATATACCCCAGTACTAAATAGCGTATATGCCGGGCTAGGCATTCCTCCAACACTTACCGGCGTGGCTGGAAACACGGGTGGATTTTCTAATAATTTTGTGTCATTAAAAACATTGGTAGAGAGGTTGGAATACGGAAGAAGTATTTTGATGGACTTTTGGGAGGGTGAAATTGAGCGAGTTCAAAAGGCTATGGGTTTTAGGCTTCCCGCAAAAGTTCACTTTGACCACATTTCTCTATCGGATGAGGCAGCAGAAAAGAATCTTCTTATTCAGTTGGCTGACAGAGATATTATTAGCACCGAAACTTTACGAGAAAGATTTGGGGAAATGCCTGATATAGAAAGAATTAGGATTAACAGGGAATCAAGAGAGCGAACAGGAGAAAAGACTCCACCGAAGGCTAGCCCGTATCATGACCCGCAGCACAAGCAGTCTTTGGAAAAAATTGCGTTAACCAAAGATATGCTTCTTCCTGAAGATGTAGGTTTGCCGCCATCGTCAAAGCCTCCTGTTGAAGAAACTGCTCCAGAACCTTCTCTTACAGAAGAGCCAAATGACATAGATAATAATGATGAGCCTGTGGGAAGACCCGAAGATGGAAGACCTAAGTTTTCACGCGACACAAAAAAGAGAAAGCAAAAAAGAGTGCTTCCTCTTCGTAAAGCTAATGTTGACTTTGTTAATCTTACTTTGTGGGCCAATGATTCTCAGAAAACAATTTCTGATATCTTAAATCCAGCATTGCTATCTTACTATCAGAAAAAGAACTTGCGAAGTCTAACTAAAAAAGAGCAGGCAGAGCTAGAACACATCAAGCTTGGAGTTTTATGTAATCTTGACCCCTACTCTGAGGTTACTGCTGATATTATTAATGACATCTTGCTAAACAATGGTGCTGTCATTCCTGATATTATAAACACACGAAATGTTCTATCAAAAGACTTTGCGGATAAAAATGATAGACAGCCAACAATAGACGAAATGAGGCAAATTCAATCGTCTGCTTATGCTTTCCAGTATGCACACTAACTGCAAATTATTAAGTATTTTTTGTTTTAGGTGTATATAATTGTGAGGCGAAGTTCCTAATTTGGCCCGCTGTGGAAAGTAATTATGAAAATATTCGATACCGAAATAAGAGATGGTTTATCTGACAAAATTAAGTCTGGTAGCAGTCTTGCATTACTATGTCCAGTAGAGGCTTGTATACCAGCCCCATCACAAAAAAGTGTAGAACAGTTGAGAATCGTTTCCGGTAAAACCGGTGGTTCTGAACAAATTGATTTATACTATCTTAATTCTGTTTTGGTTTCTACCGGCTGGAACAAAAATGATGACGTGTTTGATGTTGCAGAAACTTGGGGCGCTCGTCATTCTCCAGAAGATAAACAGTTTAACTATATGCATGATGAGGCTGATATAATTGGTCACATTACTGCTAATATGGTCATTGGGGCTGACGGAAATGAAGTCCCTAACAATACACTTGTTGAAAATCTTCCTGAAAGATTTGATATAGTGACCAGTTCTGTTCTTTATAATAGTTGGGCTTCTGCCGAACTAAAAGAACGGATGGAAACAATTATTGCGGAGATAGAGGATGGAAAATGGTTTGTTTCTATGGAGTGCCTATTTAGTGCTTTTGATTATGCTATTGTGACCCCAGATGGCGCACAGCATATAGTGGCTAGAGACGAAGCGTCCGCTTTTTTGACCAAGCATTTAAGGTCATATGGCGGAACTGGTGAGCATGAAGGCCACAAGGTAGGAAGATTGTTAAGAAATGTTTCATTTTCTGGTAAAGGCTTGGTTAACAACCCAGCTAATCCTAGAAGTGTTATTTTAACAGAGTCCAATCCATTTACTAGAACTGAAGCGAAGTCTATTAATCAACTCGATATAACGAAGGAGAAATATATCATGTCGAATGATGAACGCCTTTTGCAGCAAGTAGAAGAGCTGAAGGCTCAATTAAAGTCTACTAAAGAAGAACTTCAGGTTAAAGCTAACGAAGCTACGTCTGAGGAGCTTGAGACTTTTAAGACTACTGTTGCAGAAAAAGATGAAACTATTACTGAACTTCAAGAGTCTGTTAAGGCTCTCGAAAATAAAGTATCTGAAAATGAAGAGTTGGTTGCTAAGCAAGCAGAAGAGCTTTCTGAAGCTAGTCAGCAAATTCTTTCTTATGAGAAGGAAGCTATCACTCTTGCTCGTAGAAACTCCCTGACTGACGCTGGGGTGGATTCTGATGAAGCGACTTCTATTTTAGAAGCCTTTGCAGAAGCTAATGACGAGATGTTTGATGAACTTGTCAAGCAATTGGCTAAGTTTGTTCCCTTCAAGAAGAAGGATGAAGAAGACGAAGACGATAAAGACGGTAAAGACAAGAAGCTTCCGCCTTGGCTGAAGAAGAAGAAGGATGCCAAGTCTGAAGAATCTGAAGCGTCTGAAGAGTCTGAAGAAGAAGATGAAGCTGAAGCTTCCGCAGAAGAAGAAATTCTTGAAGACGTGGAAGAAGAAGCCGACGCCGCTCTCGTCGATGCAGGCGAAACGGATGGTATTAAATCTGTGCGAGCCATTGCTTCTGAATGGTTGTCACAGAACGTACTGAGAACAACTGCCAATATCGACAGTTAATTTAGTTTAAGGAGAAATATAATGGCTTTAAAAGCTGATAGACATGAACTCCAAACCGACATTTCGTTCTTTATGGACGAGGTTGCTAGTCGAGGCGGTATCGCTTGTTTAAGTACTGGCGGTTCCGGTGCGGCTTTAGACCAGTCGGCTGCTTTGGTTACTTATAGTGCTGCCGCAGCTTCTGGTGCGATTCCAGTCGGTTTGTTAATGAATGAAATGGTTAATATCGACCTTACTCGACAGCACATCAACTGGCATAAAGATGAAGTGCAAAAGGGTAGCAAGGTTACTCTGCTCCGTAAGGGCTGGGTTGTTACTGACCGCATTTATCCCGGTCATACACCTGCTATTGGTGGTCTGGCTTATGTAAACCACAGTGGCTACATTGGTACTGGTGGTCCCGGTGCTGGAGGGGTGCTTGAAGAAGGTATTGTTGGTCGTTTCTTGTCTACTAAAGACGAGGATGGCTATGTAAAGGTAGAAATTAACCTGCCGAACGCGCTTTCGGGCTACCACCCAACGGCATCATAATCGACAGATAAGGAGATATATCATATGTCTACAATGAAAAGACCCGATGAAGCCTTCATCGAACTATTAAAGCGTTCGGGAAGTGCTGATAAAAATGAAGCTTTAACTGCGCAACGTGAGCTTGCTAAGGCTATCGAATCGCCACTGAGACAAGGTGTCTTAGTTGGCAATATTTTGGACGGCATCTTTGAAGCCATTCAGATGGAACCGGGAAGTACTTCGGAATTTCCCCTCGACCTTCTGGCTCCCGGTGAAGAAGATGAGTTTGTCGCTTACACGAACCCCGGTCATGGACGTATTCCAGAGCGGGCAGTGGAAGGCGATTACGTTATGGTTCCGACCTATGCAATTACTAGCTCAATTGACTGGCTGCTTCGGTATGCCCGTGATGCGAGATGGATGTTATTGGTCGTGCCGCTCAAGTTCTGGAAGCATCCTTCGTTAAGAAGATGAATGATGACGGTTGGCATACACTCTTAAGTGCTGGCGTTGACCGTAACATTCTTGTTTATGACGCTGATGCCGCCGCTGGTCAGTTTACTAAGAGAGTTGTTTCTCTTATGAAAACGGTCATGCGACGAAATGGTGGAGGCAACACTGGCTCCCTGAATCGTGGCAGACTGACTGACGTTTATCTTAGTCCCGAAGCGCTGGAAGACATTCGGAATTGGGGTGTAGACCAAGTTGACGAGGTTACTCGTCGTGAAATCTTCCAAGCCGCAGATGGTTCGGCCTCTTTGACTAGAGTTTTTGGTATTAATCTCCATGACATGGATGAGCTTGGCGAAAGTCAGGAATACCAGAACTTCTTCTCGAACGAACTTAGCGGTAGTCTTGGGCCTAGTTCTGACGTAGAGCTAGTTGTTGGTCTCGACTTGCAGTCTAATGACAGTTTCATAATGCCTGTCAGAGAGAATGTTCAAGTCTTTGAAGACGACAACCTGCACCGTCAGCAGCGTGCTGGCATGTATGGATGGGCAGAGATGGGATTCGCGGTTCTGGATAACCGTAGAGTTCTGCTTGGTTCCTTCTAAACAGGGCGTCACACCCGCAGGGGAGTTAGCGGCGGCAATTGTGCCGCTGCTGCTCCCCTTTTTTTTATAGATACTAAAACGTCTTTTGACGAATTATAGTGTATAATCTTATAAAAGAGAGGTTTTTGTTTCATAGGAGAGCATAAAATGGCTCATGTATTAAAAGACAGAGTAAAAGAAACAACTACCAGCACCGGAACCGGCACTATAGATTTAGCGGGTGCTTCTAGTGGTTATCAGTCTTTTTTAACAGCGGGATATTCTGATGGCGATACTGTCTATTATACGGTTGTTAATGTCAACAATTGGGAAGTTGGCGTAGGCACCTTGTCTAGCACCACAACCAGACTTGCTCGAACTACAGTGCTTGCTAGTAGTAGTAGTGGTTCTAAAATAACTTTAGCTGGAAGTTCTGAGGTTTTTGTTACACATCCCGCTGACAAAACAGTACACACATCTCCCGAAAATCCCACCCCGGCTATAAAAGGAGTAGCTTTTTGGCATGATGATAATTCTGTAGCATATGATTCTTTATTAGTGTGGGACTCTGGAGTTGTCGCCCCTACTCCGGGTAATCTCCATCGAGGAAGACTGACTATAGCAGGCAAAACTAAAACTAGCTCTAGTTATACAGACAACAAAATAAATACAGATGGCGCTATCGTAACTTTTGATTGCGAAGCTTCTAATATGCACAGCTTGGTTTTAGGTGGAAACAGA